CAGCCGCAGCAGGCCCCGGCGCAAGCTGCACCGGCCCAGCAGCCCTGGCAGCAGCCCGCAGCGGCCCAGCCCTGGCAGCAAGCGCCCCAGCAGCAAGCTCCGGTTCAGCAGCCTGCTCCCCAGCAAGCCGCTCCGGCACCCCAGCAGGCAGCGCCGGCGGGTTTCAATCCGCAGACCGCCACCCCGCCCTGGGCTCAACCTCAGCAGTAAGCTGATCAGCATGGAGGGCGCACTCGAAAGGGTGTGCCCTCTTTTTCCGAGGAGATGTGATAATGGCAGATGATGCTGACCGCGCACTCAAGGACGCGGAAGTGCTGGATGAGGCGCATATTCGGGAGATAAGCGCAAGAGCAGCGAACATGCCCAAGGGTGTGCCTGGTATCTGCAGGCACTGTGACGAACACTTCGAACGACTGGTTGGCGGGCACTGCGGACGGTGCCGGGACTTGCTCAAGCTCCCCTAAGCCCTCTGAGTCACATAAGGAGGCGTGATGCCTAATGTAATTCTCGCGACGCACACTGTCGCAAAGATTGATGCAATGGTGAAGGCGGATCAAGGGTCTGCCTTCCGTGAGTGGCTCGGAAAGGTGATCGGGCACATCGGTGACGCATACCGCACGGGCAACGAGGGGCACCGCTCGCACATGGGCGCATCGCTCATTGGCGGGGAATGTGCTCGCGCGATCTGGTATAACTTCCGCTGGGCAACGAAATCGAACTTCGAGGGTCGTCTGCTGCGCCTGTTCAACCGTGGGCACCTGGAGGAAGCTCGATTCATCGCAATGCTGCTGATGATCGGTTGCGAAGTGTATCAGCAGGACGAGAACGGGAACCAGTTCCGCATCTCTCACGCTGAGGGCCACTTCGGAGGCAGCGGAGACGGTGTGGTCATAGGCTTGCCCGATCTTCCTCCCGGCACTGCTGCGCTAAGTGAGTTCAAGACTCACAACGATAAGTCCTTCNCNGAGCTGAAGGCAAAAGGTGTNCGCGACGCAAAGTTCGAGCACTACGTTCAGATGAACGTGTATATGCGCAAGATGGGNNTCGCTGTGGCGCTGTACCTTGCAGTCAATAAGAACAATGACGAGCTCTATGGTGAGATCATTCCTCTGGATAGCGCGGTGGCGGATCAGTTCTTGGACCGCGGAGAGAAGATCGTCTGGATGCCCGAGCCCCCGAACAAGNTGANCGAGTCNCCNGGATTCTTCAAGTGCAGATGGTGTGACCACAGGCCNGTNTGCCANCTCAAGGCTGCTCCGGATAAGAACTGCCGGACGTGCGCCTACAGCGAACCCGCTGAAGGCGCCAAGTGGATCTGTAACAGGCCTGTCCAACCTATGGGCGAAGGTGCCAACGAAGTGATCTCCAAAGAGGTGCAGCTCGTTGGATGTGGAGAGTACGTTCCGCGGAAGGTGTTCGGATGATCCAAGCTAGAAGCTATCAAACGGAAGCAGTCAGCGCGATCTATACTTACTTCGGGAACAACACGGGGAACCCTGTTGTCGCTATGCCCACGGGCACAGGTAAAAGCGTCGTGATTGCGATGTTCCTGGAATCGGTGTTCAAGTATTACCCGAACCAGCGGGTGATGATCCTCACTCACGTCAAGGAGCTGATTCAACAGAACTATGAAAAGCTGATGGGCTTGTGGGCGTTCGCGCCCGCTGGTGTGTATAGCGCAGGCCTGAACCGACGGGACGTGCATGCGCCCATCACCTTTGCTGGCATCGGTTCGGTCGCCAAGAAGTGGGCCATGTTCGGCCATGTGGATCTTGTCATCATTGACGAAGCGCACCTCGTAAGCCCCAGCGAAGCGACGATGTACCAGACGTTCCTGTCGGGACTAATGAGCATCAACCCGAACTTGAAGGTGATCGGTCTGACTGCTACGCCGTGGAGGCTTGGGCACGGCAAGCTGACCGACCCTGTGAAGAACGACAAGGGTGAAGAAGTCCCAGGCCTATTCACGGACATCTGTTTCGACATCACAGGCATCGAGGCATTCAACCGACTCATCGCTGAGGGCTTCCTTGCGCCACTGGTGCCCAAGAGCACTGTGACGAAGTTGGAAGTGGATGGCGTTCATACGCGCGGCGGCGAGTTCATAGCGAGCGAGCTGCAAACGGCTGTCGATAAGATGGACATCACAGTCGCAGCAGTTAAGGAGGCGCTGGAGCTAGGTTGGAACCGGAATCACTGGCTGGTGTTCGCTGCCGGTGTGGAACATGCTATTCACACCGCTGAGATTATGAACGACATGGGGATCCCGACTGTCGCGATTCACTCCAAGATGGGTGACAAGGAACGCGACAATGCGATCAGGGACTTCAAGTCTGGGAAGTACCGCGCGGCAGTGAATAACAACGTGCTGACCACAGGGTTCGACTTTCCAGCCATTGACCTGATCCTCTGTCTGAGGCCTACCGCGTCAGCTGTGTTGTGGGTGCAGATGCTTGGCCGTGGTACGCGCCCAAGCTCTTTGACAGGGAAGGAGAATTGCCTGGTGCTTGACTTTGCGAACAACACGCGCAGGCTCGGGCCGATCAATGACCCTGTGGTTCCTCGTCGTAAGGGTGAGAAGGGCGGGGATGCGCCTGTCAAGGAATGTCCGTGCTGCCGCACATGGGTTCATGCCAGCCTGCGCTGGTGCAATGGCCTGATGCCTGACGGTTCGAACTGCACATACGAATTCAAGTTCCAGACCAAGCTGAAGCAGGGCGCCAGCACCGCGGAGCTGATCAAGGGTGACATGCCTGTCGTTGAAGTGTTCAAGGTGGATCATATCACCTATATCGAGCACAAGAAGGACGGCAGGCCTCCAATGATGAAGGCCGCCTACTATTGCGGGTATCGGATGTTCGAAGAGTTCGTCTGTGTCGAGCATACGAACTACGCAGGCAAGAAGGCTCGCGACTGGTGGCGTGCGCGTAGCGACGAGCCTATGCCCAGCACTACAGCGGAAGCGCTGGAGCGCGCCGACAGGGTACGCACGCCAACGCACCTGAGAGTCTGGATCAACAAGAAGTATCCGGAAATCCTTGCGACGTGCTTTGATGGCACAGCGTTCGGCACTCAGGAAGCAAGTGACGGTGACGAAGGCCCCAGCGTGCAGACGCACCACAGCGCACCGCTTGAGGATCAACGGGCAAGCGAACCGACCAGCTATGTGGATCTAGACGATGATATTCCGTTCTAATCGATTTTTGGATGTCGATAAAAATCTTTTTTACGGGCAAGCCTGAAAAAGGGCTTGCATCTTTGTCCAGTTCGTCTATAGTACGATTCATGGATGCAGCGGTGCATCAGACAACGGTCGAAAGACCATCGACCTCTAGGAGCTTAAAATGATCAACTTCGACGAAATGGGCAAAGTGGAACTCCGTCAGGCTTGCAAGGAAGNNGGCATCAAGAACTACGGCAAGATGAACAATGACGGCATGCGTGCCGCACTGGAAGCGCACTACGCTGACGCNAAGGGCGCTGAAGANGCTGCGCCGGAAGCTGTGGTCACCGAGGAANTGCNGGAAGAAGCACCTNTCAGCGCTCCGAGCGGCCTGGCAACGATGGTTCNGCANNTGATGGGTGCCAACCAGAAGAAGGAAGAGGGGCGCAGCGCTCCCGCCGCTGCCAAGCGCACCAGCAGCGGCCTGAAGATTGAAAAGGCCCGCGAAGAACGCAACGGCATCAAGAAGCCTTCTGTAGGCGGTCAGTGCCGTGCTGTGTGGGATGCGCTGGACGACATGGTGGCAGCGGGCACCCAGCCCACCGCCAAGCAGGTGAAGGAGCTGGCGGAAGAGCGCGGCTGGAATCCGAACAATGCGTCCATCGAGTTCTACCAGTGGCGCAAGTTCAACGGCATCCGCGGCCGTCAGTAATAACAGCAACGAGGGGCGAAAGCCCCCTCCGGAGGCGCCCTTTAGATGCGAGGCGAAGATGTACGTTAGTCTTGACATGCAGAACATGAGGATCGTTCATAAGCATTCTTCCATGAATGCTGTATGCGGTCTGGTTCATATTGAACTCCCCGACGTCGCAGTGAATGTCTGTCCGATTGACATGGCAGTCAAGCACAAGACCGACATGGAGATCAAGATGCTTTTCCGATCGTGCTTTCCGGGGCAAGCGGACCACATGCCCGTCGCGGAGATGAAGTCCAGGATCCTCGAGTTTGCGGAGGCTTTCCCTGTCACGGATCTGGACGAGCTTGAGGTCAAGCGTCAGGCAGACAGTATTCGGGAAGGCGACAAGAAGGCCTACAAGTATGTGAAGGGGTTCGTTTCCGCGCTTCCCGCTCTGCGGAGTTGTTTGCCCGACGCTACGGGGCGACGCTGTGCGTGCCGGTGCTACCGTACCGGCCAGCAGTGCTGCGCGGCCTGTGCGGCCCGCTGCTGCCCCGCGCGCTGCAACTGGTGCCCCAAGGGCCAGCGGTGTGCGCGAGAAGATCTGGGCAGTCGCTGATCGCATGTGGGAGGAAGCTGGCAGGCCTACGGATAAGAGCAAGGTGCTCGCGCTGCGCAAGCAGATCATGGATACGCTGGAGCAGGATGGGGTGAAGCGCACTAGCAGCTCCAATGAGCTTGGCAACTGGCAGAAAGCGCGGATCGCGTAAGATATCCGATTTGCCCGCTTGCACTTATACTCCTGGAGTGTTACATTGCAATCCCGTCCATCAACGGACGTTATTCACTTTCACTGGAGAAAGACCATGACCGAGAAGACCGCCGAACAGGTCGCTGCCGAGCAGGCCGAGGCCCAGCGCAAGGCCGAGGCCCAGCGCAAGGCCGACGAAAAAGCTGCCGAGACGGCTC